ACTCGACCCTCCGCGTAAGCTTGCAATATCTCATTAGACAAAGCTTGGTAACGCTCGGGGTCTGTTTTCATTAGTTTAATAATGTCGGACCTGCGATACGTTTTTTTACGTGAACCCTCACCAGTGCCTCGTGCGTTGCCTGTATTAGCTGCCTTGAGTGTCTGCTTACGTGCCTGTTTTTCAACTTGGGCAGTCTGCTGGGCTACTGTCTTTCGCTCCTTCCAGAGTGTAAAGAGTTCGTCCGCAGAGTCAGCATCGTACTGTTGGTCAGCTGCTACAAACAACTGAGTCCTAATCTTAGATGCCTTAATCCATTCTGCAAACTTAGGATCATTTAAGATTGTCTGCATATCTGGATGTTTAGCTTGAAGCGTCGCAAGGGATGCTTGCTGTTTGTACTGCATTGAGTACTCTTGCGCTTCTTTAATTTTAGGGTGATTCTCAATAGCACGGTTTACTGCGCCTTGAGGGTTTGTAAAAAAATCTATATCGTCTTCAGGCTCAACGTGTTGGTGTTGAGGTGCTGGTTCGGGTGTTTGACTAGCAATGTAATCATCCACCACTTTACGAAGTTCACCTACTTCAGAAGACTGACGACCTAAAAGCTTTTCAGCCTCTTGGTGCATCTGTACAACTTCTTCTAAAGACTTACCTTGATACTTTTCTGGTAAGGTTGTTTCAGGTTCTGGAGGTTGCTCAACTTCAGCAGATGCTTCTTGTTGAATCTCTTCTACTTCGTTCTTTTCGATTGGATCTACGTTTTCCTCTTCAGGGGGTAGATCTAGAATCGTTGCTCTAGACATAATTAAACTCCGTGATTATAATCATTATGGAGAGGTTTATTTTTTACCTGCTTTTTCGTGCTCTTTCACCCACTTCATGTGTTGACCGGGAAAGTCCCCTGACGCACCATCAAGATGAAAGGACGGGGCAGATACCATTTTTGTAGCGTTGGCACCACAACCGCACCTACTGGTTGTGACTGTACCTTCTACAAATTCTTCAAATACATGTCCGTTTGTACAACGGAAGTCAAATACTTTATACATCTACTGGTTCTTGTTCTTCTGCTTCGGCTTGATCACGAGCAGCTTCGATCGTTGCCTGTAGATTAATAACAGTTGCAAAAGCAGATACTTGACCTTTGCGGAAGTATAAATCTTCCAGATCTTTTACTGTTTGAATGTCTGCTAACTGCGTTGCGTTGTTGGAAAGTTCGCTAACGAGTTGTTTGAAACCTTCGTGGTTGAAGAGTTCGTTATAATTATTAAAATAAGTTTCAAGCTCGGGAGTCATGATTTCCTCTGTTATTATATTATATAGTTATATTATACCATACTTTTATGCATTTGTCAAGACTTTTTAGAAGTTTTTCTTCTACGTCCTGATGCAGTGACAGCGTGTTTAATTTTAGCAGGTCCGGTCTTGCGACGTGCAGATGAAGCTTTTTCAGCTTTGGTCATTTTAGCTGCAACGGCTTTAGGCCGACAAGAAGGATAAGGACGTTTACTATCACCCTTTGCAGATTTACGACCACAAGGTTTGCCTGTTTTAACGTCTACCCATTCTTCCTTAAACCATTTTTTAAGGGCTGCACCTTTTTTACTTTTTCTTACGGCCACTTTTATTACCCCAGTTTTTAGCTCCTACCTTTCGGCATTTGGCTACTGCACCAGAAGCGTACGCAGAAGGCCAGACTTTGTACCTAGACTTAACCTTACGCGCACAAGCGTCGTTAGCTTTTTTACTTTTTGCTTTTGGCATTTTTCTTTCTCATAGGTACGCCAGCCTTTTTAGCAGCAGCTTTCATCTTAGCGTCCATTTTTTTGTTACGCATTTGTTCTGCCATCTTTTTTTGCATAGCAGGACTAGGCGTCATGTTGTTAGCTTTTTTGTTTGCTGCCTTAATACGAGCTTCCACTTCTTCTTGAGTGATTCGCTTTACGGGCTTTTTTGCTTTAGTCGCTACCTTCTTTTTAGGTGGACGACCTACCTTACTACCGTATGTTCCTTTTCCTGCTGGCATAGTAATCTCCTTACCATTTTGATTTGTTTGCCCAGTAAGCCGCAGACATTTTGCCTTTAGCTATGTTTTTTGCATGACGGGCCTTAAATGATTTACGTCGTGCTTTTTCTTTAGCAGTTGTAGGATTTTTACCTGCACCGCTAACTCCTTGTTGACCATATCTAATGGTCTTAACTTTGTCACCTTCTTTAGCAACAACTACGTGAGACTTAGTTGGATGATTAGGCGTCCGCTTTGGTTTGTTGTACCCGCTTACGCCCGCTCGTGCTAGTCTTGGATCCTTCTTTGCTGGCATTACTAAGCTCCTCCACCTTGGCTTCCAGTTGGTCCAATCGGTTGAACTGGTCGCTGAACTTGTTGTTGATTTGGTCCAGAAGGGACTGCATTTCTTTTTGTGTTATTAGCATTAGTTTTACCTTCTATCTGCTTTTCTTTAAGGAGAGTATCAGCTACTTTCATGCGGCGTTCAAACTCTTTGTCTTCAGCGTCGCCTTCACGTAGGTTTCGGGTGATAGCGTTGATCTTGTCAATCTCAAGCTCTTGTGGCACTGCTTGAGCTTCTGCTGCCAACTTAGCAGCACGTGCTTGCGACTCTTGAGCCTGAGCAGATAACGCTGCAGTTTGTGACTGCTGGAATGCCATTTGTGCTTGTTGTGCCTGCATTTGCATTTGTTGTGCTTGTGGGTTTGGCTGCATAGCTTGTTGCATAGCCGCAAGAAGTTCTTCACGGTTAGACAAATTCATGTTGTCTACAACCGACTGAATCAATGTTGTATAAAGTGGTGAGTCTTTGCCCATAGTTTGCAACAACTGTACAAGTTGAGTAACTTCGTACTCACGAGCAATAATTCCCAGTGTACTGCTGGCATTGAACTTGTAGTCAGCAACAGGGTAGTTCTCAGGATCAAACTGCATGTACCGATACGCAGCTTTTTTGACAAACGGAATTAGGAACGACTGCTGGAAGTTAATTAGTGTACGCTTGTGTCGCTTAATAATAGCGCCAAGAGACATACTAATGCCAGCGGCAGTAGCCTCGCCGTTAACCTGACCTGCAATTCCTGCTGAGTCAACGGCTCCTGTTGCCTGCTGTACCATCTGCTGCAGTGCTCCGGCCTGAGCAAAAGTAATTTGACTAACTTGACCAAAGTTGAAAGGCTGAAGTACTTCACGTGGGTCTCCGCTGGTTAGGATCATCTTGCCGGGACGTACTTCTGGTTTTGCGCCGCGTGGCAAACGAGTGGCGTCAATAGCCATCATCGGGTGAATAGTAAGGCTTAGTGCGTCAATACGTGCGCGTAGCTCTGTATCCAATGCTTTCTGGGAGTTGTAGCCTTTTTCGCAAACTCCACGACCCCAGAAACGTCCGGGTACTACGTCCCAAGGAAACGCAACAATAGGACGGTCCATCATCATGTAAGGGTTAGCTTCTGCCTTAAGAAGAATACCGCCGTTAGCGACTACTACAACGGCTTCTACGTAACGAGAATTAGACTCATCATCTACTAGCACTTCGTCGTCATCGTCGCCTGTAGCGGCATCTAGAAGCTCTCGTGGCACTAAACCGTAGTACTTAGTGAGGCGTACCTTGTCGTCGTTATAAATAGTAATGTCTTGGTCAGGCTCTAGGTCAGTGTCTGGTGCAGCAGGACCAACAAATACGTCACGATATACACCTTGTTCTTGTAGTAGTTCTACTTGGTGCATGCTTACAAATTCATCTACTGCAACACCCAGTGCATCTTCTACAGACGTAGCTACAGGATCAATTAGAAAGTTTTGAGGCAGTACAGGTTTAAGCTTTACTTTAACACGGTCAGTAATACTTACTCCTATTGCTTGAAGGTCTCCTCCCATAATAGGCTGAGTAGCAGGAGCCATCTCTTTCATTTCTTCAATAACAACTTCACCAATGCCTGTACCAAAAACTGCAGCGTTAATAAGACATTCTGCTACTGCTTTACGTACCATACAGTCTTCAAAGTCTTCCGTAAGCTTGTTACGTAGGAACTGTACGTCTTGCTTGTTGGTGTCGCCAAAGTTGTCGCTTACGTCAAACCACTTACCACGTCCAAACGTAGCCTCTTCTAGTTCCGCTACGTTAGACTCAACTGCCTGCTGAAGTGCAGGAGAAATAATACGGGAACGCTCAGACCCACGCTGACTGTCAGCAGGATCCCAGATGCCACGCCATAGTCTATAGTACTCTTCAAATCTACTTTCATAATTGCTTTCGTAATAATCTCTCCAATCCTCGCATTTATTAATGACCCAGTCTTCAAGATTTTCTTGCATTACAAGCGCGTCTTTATCGTATAATTCTGCCATATTAGTATCCTGCTACCACATCTAGTATTTGATGGTCTTCAATTTCGTAATCGTAGTTGTATGCTACATTGGCTAATTGATCAATATAAGCTAACGCATCTACTAAGTCATCGTGTGTTAATGGGTCTGGAAACTGAAACAGCTGATCAAGAAATCTACTGTTCCATTCTCCTTTGTTAAGGGTTATGTACCCGTTTTCAAATCGTCCTTGCAATGCCCACATAATACGATCTGTTTTCTTTTTGTTGCCGTGGGTCAACTCTTCTACTCTAAAGAACATACCGTAACGTTTCTGCATGTCCATCAAAGGAGACATTACTGCTTGTTTAGCAATACCTCTTTCGATTCCAACCGATACGGGACGGTAATCTCTAACGGCCTGAAATATTTTAAGTGCTGTCTCGTCAAGTGACCATCGACCGTATATAATATTGTCAACATACCAACCATGCTCATTGACCTTAACCACGGCGATCGCTGTGTCGTCAAGCTTGGAATTCTTAGTTTTCTTTTTGTTGACTTCCTCAAAGCCCGCCAAGTCAACGGCAATGTAGTAATCTCCTATTTCAGGTTTGTCCTCGCTAAAAGAGACCCAGTCCTCTTTAAACATTTCTGACCCACGAGCTTCAAACGATGCCATAAACTCTTGACGAAACGCATAAGAAGACATAGACCTTTTAGCAATGTCGATTTCACTGGGGTCCAGTAACGGGTTATCGTAAGAAGTAAAGTGCCACGCTTTGTACGTAGGATCATCATCTAGCTCCGCATATTTGTACAGCTCATAAAAGTGGTTGCGCCCCATAGGTGTCCCTATGAACATCGCACAGCCCTTTTGGTCAGCCAAGGCAGGTCTAAGGATCTGCTCGAATACCTCTGGCTTCATGTCAGCGTACTCGTCCATTACGAGGAACTTGAGGCTAACTCCGCGCATAGTTTCGGGGCGGTCCGCTCCCTTGAGACTGATAGTGGCTCCATTAATAAGCTTAATTTGAAGATTATTAACATGACTACCACTGATAACATCATGCCCGAGATCGAGAAGGGTGGTCCACATGATGTCTCTGGCTTGTCCCTGAGTAGGTGCGACGTAAAATACATGTCCTCTATCTGCCTGTAGTGCGTTAACAATTAACATCCATGCTGCTAACCTAGACTTACCTGTACGTCGCCCAGCAGCTACTATTTTAAAACGTGTGTCATCTGCCCAGACTTCTTGCTGC